TATGATTCAAAATGACAAACAAAACACCACAAGTGTTCAATACACAGCTCGGCCACGGCTTAGAGCTCGAAGGCCGCGCGGAAGTTCTCAAGGAATACCACTTCCTGTACTATCACGCCGCGACCTTCGATTCTGGTCTACAAGAAATGTTACCATCTCTGATACTCACGTGTCAGAGGCCGGACACGACGGTGCCTGTGATTGCATTGATTGCAGTCACTGCACCTGCAGACAATGCCTCGCTAGGCTTACACCTAGTGTGCGCAAGTCTTGCACTTGGCCGGCCGCGGATGTTATGGAAACTCAATGGCATCCCACAGATCGTCGCACCCGCAAGTGCCCAATATGCCTGTCCTACAGTATTTTCTGCAATGGATCGGGCGCGTTGGGGTGCTATCGCTGCGGCGAGTGGCTCTTTGGCAACTGCGGTTGCGGAGAAGGACTCCAGGGTCGAGCAGTTAGCCGATCTGGTGATGTCAATGTTCTCCAGCTGCCCGTGCCAATGGAAACTGCCACAACAACCCAAGTGGCGCACGAGGTTGGGGGCAGCAGTTCAAGCCCGAGCAGGCGTGACGCTGCCACTCAGTGTTGGCTTACGACAGGTGCTCGAAGGCCTAACACCATGCCCGTGCCGTTCCGATCACGCCAAATCATGCGTGTGTCCACTGGAGGCCGACTCTCCGTTAGCGATGCCGACGAGGAGCTCAGTAGCCTCCCAGACAGATGTGACGTGCAAATCGACTTCGGCCTTGGAATCGGAGCTGAGTTGCTACAGTCACTTGGAGACTTCGGAAGTCGATGGTCTAGCGAACGACTTGGCCAATCAGCTTTCGAGGGTTGTAGCGCAGTACCGCCGGCGCCGGCAGCTCAAGAAGTGTCTCAACGACTTCTTGGAGTTGATAACCGACCTGGTGTCCTAAAACGTGTGCCCAGTTTTCGAACTATCCGCACACAATTTCGTGAGCTTAAAACCGTGATATGTGCCGAAATGCCACACGAAAAGCTCAGTTTTGTGGATGATGAGGTGCAACGTAAAATCAATGATGCACCGCGGACAATTGTAGACACAGAACTTGTTTCCTACCTGCTACTGTATATGAGTGGTGAGGTGCGCAATAGCGAGAGCTATAAACGCATGAAAAATGCGGCGGTCCGGTGGATCAACCAACACAGATCCATCTGGACGGAGACGGAACGCCTCAGCGCTTTCACTGAGGCTGTACATGTGCTGGATGGCAGTCGCGCAGATGTTGCGTACTCTCGGTATCTCAATAAAAGAAATCCAGAGAGAATAGACGCCATTAACCTGACCTATGAGGGCCGGAAGAAGAGGCGCGATTTAGGCGTGCGCTTCTTGGAGACACTGGGGGCTAAACGTGCAGCTGAAAAGCGTGCAGTTCGTAAGGCTATCCCGGTTATGCCTCCAGCCAAGTGACTTTTCGCTTGGAAGGCCGCGCGCATGATTTGCTCAGAGTTGCAGTTTGGCGTGCTTGGTAAGCATGCCCGCATCTTTGCAGACCCTGTAGTTGTGTGTGACCATAAACATGAGCTGTTTGCCTGTTTGCCGCTGCTAGTGCACCCAAACGTGCACTCGTGCGCGGCATACTATGGTTGCAACCATAACGAGCGCGTGGCCTTGAGCCACAGGCATGCGTTGCCCACCCCAGATGTGCAGTTTGATGCCTTCTGGCCTGAGGCTTTTCGGCTGTTCCGGACTTTCTTCCCTGTGAAGAAATTGCGTAAGCATACGCAGGAGTCTGTTATAGCCAGAGCCCCAATGGGCAAGCGCAAACTCGTGGAAAACGCCTTTGCGATGCTCAATCGCGATGGACTCCAACGCAATCATTTGATGGCGAAGAGTTTCATCAAATTTGAGAAAGCGGTAGACTCTCCTGATGACCCACCAGAGAGGAAACCCGCACGTCTAATCCAGGGACCTAATCCAGTGAAAACTTATCATTCGGGACAGTGGTTCAATGCAGTTGAGGACTATCTCTTTAGGCGGAGTTCTGACTCTGATCCGAGAGTTTTCTTTGCTAAAGGCATGACGCCTGGGCAGGTTGCAAAAGTTCTCCTCAAAATGGAAAAGATGCAGTGGGCTATACTCGTAAATGGTGATGATTCTGTGGTTCGTTATAAAGGTAAGTGGTACCTTTTCGACCACAGTAAATATGATGGTACGCTAGTCAACCCGATACGTGAGCACGCGTGGCAATATTATTGGGACCTCTTCCATGATTGGGAATTAGAGGTCATCTTTAATAGCCAGAGAGTTAATTGGTGCCGGTCAAAATCTGGTATTTTATATCGGATATTCGGAACCATGCTCTCAGGTGAAAAAGATACTTCGTTAACAGACTGTGTTTGCAATATGGCATACCTTTTGAGGCTTGTTTTCTCAGGTATGGATTTAACCCTTCTTGATAAGAGTGGGTTTGTCACCAAACTGCAAATAGTCGAAACTTTTGAGGAAGTCGAATTTTGCCAAGCCCACCCAGTGCAGTATATGCCCGGTAAGTGGACAATGTGCCCAAACCCCTGGCGAGTTATGAGCCGAGCTCCGTACACCATTCACCATCGTGGGAAAGCGGAGAACTACAGGGGTTTAGTCGGGGCGAGTGCGATGTCCATGCTTTGGCAGTGCAGTGGCATGCCCATTATGCAGGAGTACGCACTCGCTATGCTTCGAGCCAGCTGTGGTAAGATCGATAAGAGGGAGTTATATGACCTTACTCATTACAGTGGGCTCAAACAACAGCGTGAAAGGCCTGTGCGACCAGAAGCCCGAGAGAGCTTTTGTCTCGCATATGGTGTTGCCCCAAGTGAGCAGTTGTCGATTGAGAGTGCTTTGCGTTCGGCAAAGTTTGAGGTCCGCAAAGTGCATCCATTGCACTAGGTGGACCAGAGCGGGGAGGGGTCATTAAAATAGTATCCCCATTAGAAC